CAAGAAAAAGAATAGATACAAACTGAAATTGATAAATTAAAAGCCTCATTAAGTGCGGGTGTTGAAGCTCGTCTCCGCGAACAAGAGAAAAAAGATAAAATTAATTTTTATAAACTTTCTATTTCTGAAGCGGATTTAGCTGACGTAAAAATGTTATAGAATTTAAAATCTTCTTTTCATAATCCAGTTGTTCTAAGTAAACTTATATGGACTCAATATTTCCAAAAACAAATGACAGAATTATGTGATAGGATTTTAGGGAAAAAGACTGTTTGTGGTATTTATAAAATTACCAATTTATTAACAGAACAATGTTATATTGGTCAAAGTGTTAATATTAGCGATAGATGGAAACAACATTGTAAATGCGGTTTAGGTATCGAGGCATCAACTACCAATGTTTTGTATAATTCCATGCAGCGAGATAAAATTTGGAATTTTAGCTTTGAATTATTAGAAGAATGTTCTCGTGATTTATTAAATGAAAAAGAGGCTTTTTGGATTGATACATATAGTAGTAATATTTATGGTTTAAATACCATGAAAGGAATAAAAGCATGATTAAAGTATTTACTTTAAATAAAAACGGAAAAATAGAATTAACAGAAAAAGAATTAAAATAGTTATTAGATAATGTATATTGGGAAGGATATAGAGATAATAATAAATCTTGGACTTATACGACTCCATTAACTTATCCTTATTACACAAATACAACAACAGATTCAATTACTTTGGGATCAACTACAGAGGGGAATGAAATAAAATGAAATTTGAAAAAACATGGGTAGGTAATTTTGAAGGAGCCTTTAGAGGTCTTAGAAATCCAAAGAATAGTTGGGATAAGAGTGACAGCTTTTTTGGCGTTGTAGATCTTAATTATGTAAATAAAGATATGGAAATTGCAGATGAATGGGTTAAAGCCTTTCATCCTGATTTAAATTGGCCAGAAGAATTTACTGATGAAGGTTGTAAGCTTGCGGAAGAATATGCAGATAAACTTATTAAAAATGGTGTTTTAAGACTAAATGATAATGATGATGTTGCAGATTTAGCTTTTATTGGCCCACAGGATATGAAACTGGCTCAAACCCTTATTAAAAGTGGCCCAGAACATCGTAAATTTTTACGTCAGATTTTTGTTTCTGTTGATATTACTGCACCGTTCTATTGGTGGAAAGAAATGGATACCTATAAAGTTGCAACAGTTGCTAATAGTACATCAACAATGCATAAACTTACAAGTAAGCCTATTACTCTTGACTGTTTTGAAACAGATGATATGAATTCTGATTTAATATATTATAGTATTCCAGAATTTACAGGTGGACCAGCAGAAAATGATATTGGGATGTTATCTGATTTTATGATTGAACAACTTGAATTTCTTCGTCAAAAATATCTTGAAACAAAAGATAAAAGATACTGGAAAGAACTTGTGCGATGGTTACCTGAGAGCTGGCTTCAAACTAGAACTTGGACAGCTAACTATGAAACTATTCGTGCAATTTGCTCTCCTGGGCAAAGACGTTTTCATAAGTTAAATGAATGGGGCGGTCATGATGACCCATCTAAAAATAATTTTATTAAATGGGCAAGAGAACTTCCGTATGCTCAATATTTAATTTTTGATGATGAAAATATTCCTTTTCAAATTGAAAAATAAAAAATAAAATGTTATAATATAATTATAAAATGAAAATTATATTATAAATAAAAAGGAAAAATTACAAATGACTAAGAAAGAAGCATTTATTAAAATTATTCAGGCAGAAATTTTTGATCAAACAGATATTTATGCAGAAAATTATCCAGACGAGTATGGACTTGCCGCATCTTTTTGGGAAGATTTTAAAAATGGAAAGGTAAAAAATTCAGGAGTCATGACAGACAATGGCAAGAAGCTACTTTCTTGGATGCAAGAGAATATAAATACAATGACTAATCTCTTTACATCTAAGGAAGCGGCGGAAGCTCTTTTTACTTCAGGTCGTTCTATTGCTGGTTCTATGCGTAAATTAGTAAATGATGGATATGTAGAAAAAATCGGCAAAGATCCTGTTCAGTATTCTCTCACCGAAGCTGGAAAAAATTATAAATTTGACGATTAAAAAAATTTTTGTTATAATGTAAAAAGTAAAAGTTGATTAATAAAAAGGAGAAAAATTAGATGAAAGCAAACGCAAGATTTATTAATACAGAAAAAATTGAAGGATATGTTTATAGTACAGGCAGTAATTTTAATCAGCTTTCTGAAAGAGTTTCTGGAGAAAATTCTAAAAATCCTGGTACGAAGTATATTGCAGGTGATCTTGATGTGGCAGTAGATGATGCTGGTCTGAATGTAATTACCATTCATTATACTTATGTGACTGAAACATATAAAAGTGGTCAGACTAATAACACTTATACCGCACTTAAAAAAATCATTGATAATCCCGATAAGACTTGGGTAAATGGCGGTAGGGATAATGCATTTAAGGTTCAATGTACTGGAACCTCTATCGCACTTAATGATTTTATCGCAGGTGATGGTTCTAAGGTTGCGGCGATCAGAAATGAAAATGGTTTTTGTTCTATCGTAAATGAGCTTGGGCCTGAAGGAGAAAGAAATACTTTTACAGCAGATATGCTGATTACAAAGGTAACTCATATTGATGCAGATCCTGAGAAGAATATCACAGAAGATTTTACAACTGTTAGTGGTGCTATTTTTGGATATGGTCCAGTTCTTCTTCCCGTATCTTTCGTGGTTCGTAACGAAATGGGAATGAATTATTTTGAAAATCTTGATGCCACTCCTTCTAAACCTATTTTCACAAAGGTTTGGGGACGTATTAATTGCATGACTATTAAGACTGAAAGAACTGAAGAGTCTGCATTTGGCGAAGCAGCAGTTCAAACTTATGAAAGAAAGAGTCGTGAATATATTATCACTGGCACTGCAAAGGTTCCTTATGATTTTGGGGATGAGGAAGTTCTTACCGCAGCAGATGTAAATAAGATGACTCAGGACCGTCAGGTGATGCTGGCAGAAGTTGAAAAAAGATATAATGAACGTCAGGTCAATAAGACTGCTGATGGAGTTAATTTTAATGCGGCTGCCGCAACAAAGATGACTCAGACTGTACCTGAAGGTGGATTTGTATTTTAATAAGGGGAAATTAATTCCCCTTTTGTTAAAGAAAGGATATAATTATGGCAGACATTGATATTTTTAATATTTAGCCGCATCAAGTAAGTAGAAATCTTCGTGGATATTCAATCTTTTTTTATGGAGAACCAAAATCTGGAAAAACAACTACCGCATCCAAATTTGAAAATAATCTTCTTTTAGCTTTTGAAAAGGGTTATAATGCGATTCCTGGAGTAATGGCACAACCAATTAATAATTGGGCTGAATTTAGAAAAGTTCTTCGTCAGTTAAAGGACCCAAGAGCAAAAGAAAAATTTTATACAATTACTATTGACACTTGTGATATTGCTTATGATTATTGCACAAAATATATTTGTGATAATGCACTTCGTTCTGATGGTGGATATGGTGTTGACAGTATTAGTGATATTCCTTTTGGTAAGGGATACGGACTTGTATCAAAAGAATTTGATGAATGTCTTAGATCTATTGTCATGATGGATTATGGTCTTATTCTTATTTCTCATGCAACAGATAAAACTTTTAAAGATGAAGCGGGAAATGAGTATAATAAAATTGTTCCAACCCTTGATAAAAGAGCTAACAATATTGTTGCTAGAATGGCTGATATTATTGGATATTCTAGAATTGTTACTGATAAAGATGGTAATAATTTAACTAAGCTTTTTATGCGAGGTACTCCTAGATATGAGGCTGGTTCAAGATTTAAATATACACCAGATTATATTGATTTTTCTTATGACAACCTTGTCTCTGCAATAAGTGATGCTATTGACAAACAAGCTCAGGAAGATGGAAAAGAATTTTTTACGGATAAAAAAAGTAATCTTTATAAAGACACAACTAAAGATCTTGATTTTGATGAACTCATGAAGGGGTGCAATGATTTAATTAAAAAAATGATTGACAATAATTCTGATGAAATTTTCAAAGAATTTTATCAACCTCGTATTGTACAAATTACTGATCGTTATCTTGGTCGAGGTCAAAAAATGAGTCAATGTTCAAGAGAACAGGTTGAGGCATTATCTTTAATTTATGATGATTTAACACTTTTATCAGAAGAAACAATTAATTAAATTTTAAAGAGTTGTCTATTTGACAACTCTTATTTTTTTTGTTATAATATAATATATATAAAATCAAAAAGGAAAGATATCTATGGCACATAAAGTAACTTGTATTTATTGTAAAAAAATATTTGATAGAGATAAAGATCCAACAAAACAAGTTTCTGCACGTAGATATGCACACTTAAATTGTTGGAATGAACACCAAGCCAATATGTCTCAAGAGGAAAAAGATATTGAGGCTTTTTATGATTATACAAGAAAATTGTTTGGAGAAGATTATAATTATATATTAACTAAAAAACTTGCTGAAAGATATGTGAAAGAAAATAACTATACATATAGTGGAATGTTAAAAACACTTAAATGGTATTATGAAAAAGAGGGTAACTCATTAGACAAAAGCAATGGTAGTATAGGGATAATTCCGTATATTTATAAGCAAGCTATGATGTACTATTATACATTATATCAAGCACAATTAATAAATAAAGAAAAAAATATAACAAATTTTATTGTACCAAAAGAAAAAATAATTTATATTGAATCTCCACGAGTATCCGTACGACCTCCACATATGTGGTTTAAAGAGGAGGATAATAATGAATAAATTAAAACCTTGTCCATGTGGTTGTAAAAATGTTGAATTAAAAAAATATCCATTATGGCATGGTACACATGGCTATACTGGATGTTATAAATTTATAATAGAGTGTTCTAATCCTAATTGTCATTGGGTATTATATGTTCCTGAAAATGATACTATATATAGATCAGAAGAGGAAGCAAAAGAAAATGTAATAAAAGCATGGAATAAAAGGGGATAAAATAAATGGGTTCAAAATATATTGATATATCTGCAAATATGCAAGTAATTGGAGATGTTTTTATAAATCCCTCTCTTTTAGATTTAGAAGATAAATATAAATTTAATGAACAAGATTTTCCTCAAGAGTTTCATAGAATTTTATTTGGTTCAATTTATAATCTTCATCAACTTGGAGCAAAACAAATATCAATAGAAGATATAGAAAAATATTTAGAACAACGTCCTAAAAAATATGCTATTTATAAAGTAAATAAAGGTTCTGAATATTTAGAAAATATTAAAGAAATGTGCCAACTTGCGGCATTTGATTATTATTATAATCGTATGAAAAAAATGACACTTTTAAGAATGTATAATAAAAGTGTTGGAATGGATTTATCATGGTTATATGATCCTGATAATGTATTAGATGTAAAAAAGAAAGAAGCACAAGAATCTTGGTTTGATAATACTCCAATTAATGAAATTGCAAATACTATTAATGATAAAATTGATGAAATAAAATCAAAATATGTCGATAACTCAGAAGATGGAGTTATTCAAGCTGGAGATGGCGCATTAGCACTTTTAGAAAGATTAAAAACAAATCCAGAAATTGGTTATCCACTTTATGGAAGATTAGTTAATGCAATTCATCGAGGAGCAAGATTAAAGAAATTTTATTTGCGGTCTGCGGCTACAGGCGTTGGAAAAACGCGTTCTATGATTGCAGATGCCTGTTCTATTGCTTGTAATAAAATTTATAATCTTGAAACAAAACAATGGGAAGATAATGGAACTCGTGAGCCAACTCAATTTATTACTACAGAGCAGGAAGAAGATGAAATTCAAACTATGATGATTTCTTTTCTGTCTGGAGTAAATGAAGATCATATTCTTGAGAATACATATGTTGGAGATGAATGGGAACGAGTCAATGAAGCCGCCACGATTCTTTCAAAAAGTCCTTTATATATCAAAAAATTACCAGATTTTTCATTACAAGATATTGAAAATACAATTAAATTTGGTATTCGTCAATATGATACTCGTTATATTTTTATGGATTATATTCATTCAAGTATGAAAATACTTAGTGAAATTAGCTCAAAAGCTGGAGTTAAAGGACTTAGAGAAGATAATATTCTTTTTATGATTAGTGTAAGAATTAAAGACTTATGTAATCAATATGGTGTATTTGTTATGTCTGCAACTCAGTTAAATGCAGATTATGTATCAGCTCAACAATATGACCAAAATTTACTTCGTGGAGCAAAAGCTATTGCAGATAAAATTGACTGTGGTATGATTATGCTTCAAGTCAGCCAAGATGATAGAGAAGCATTAAAAAATATTGTTAATTCTATGGGTATTGAAATGCCTGATATAAAAATTTCTGTTTATAAAAATAGACGAGGAAGATATAAAGATATTCTTCTTTGGTGTAAATCTGATAGAGGAATATGTCGTATTGATCCCATATTCGTAACTAATTATAATTATGAATTAATGGATATTGAAGATTTAAAAATTAAAGTTACACCTAAAATTGAAACAAGTGCATTTTAAAATTATAAAAGGTATTCATATGTCAGAAGTAGAAAAATATATTTTAGAAAATCAAGAAATAATATTATTAGCACTTAATAAATTATTAACTCCACATTGCAAAGGAATACTAGATGCAAATGGAGAAACAAGGACTAACACAAGAATTATAGATGCTTATCATAAAACTAGAAAATTACTAGGAAAAGATCCTTATGAATAATATTTTTAAAAATAAAAATTACACCTAAAATTGAAACAAGCGCATTTTAAGGAGAAAAATAATGCAATTTAGTAAATGTCAATATTGTAAAAATAATGGGAAAAAATGTAAACATGTAATGGCTTATGCAATATCTGCATTAAGTCAGATGGAATATACAATTAATTACAGTCAATCAATAGAAGGCTGTTTTTTAAAAGTGTCATATGATTGTGATAATTTCTCTCCTAAAAATGAATGTTATGGTTGTAAAAATAAAGATCAATATGAAAATGAAAGAGAACTTGGTTATAATTCACCTTGTACAAATTGTAAAAGAATTGCACAAGATAATTATGAAAAGGAGTAATGATGATTGAAGTTGTGACAACTTGTCAAGGCAACCCTAAAGAAAAATATAAAGGACATAATCTATTTAAAGCTATATATATTTGGATTAAAGAATGGCAAACTTATCATAAATATCATACAATGAATTTTTGTTTAAAATTTAGAATAGGATAAGGAGAAAAATATGACAGAAGATGATATTATTTGGTCACTTGAACGGTGTTGCTGTGGAGTGCCAGATGCCTGTAGTGATTGTAATTATGACAATTATCCTCCAAGAATATGCGTTCAACATTTAACTGCTGACGCATTAGAATTAATAAAAAAATATAAGGAGGAAGTGAATAAATGATTATTTGTGGTTTTCCTGGGGTTGGAAAATCTACCTTAGCAAAATTTTCTAATTGGGTAGATTTAGAAAGTACCCCATTTGAGAAAGATTGGGTTCGTTATGCAAAAGTAGCAAAACACATGAGTGATAATGGATATAATGTTATGGTGTCTACTCATCCTCAGTTATTAGAACAATTTGAACAAATGGAAGTAAGATACACTGTTGTAATACCTCCTTTTGCTGATGTTTCTATCTACAAAGATAGATATATCAAAAGAGGAAATAATATTGATTTTACTTCTTTAATTGAAACAAATTGGGATAAGTGGATTGGAGATATTATAACAAAATCTTCAGTTAATAAAACTGTTGTGATATTACCAAAAGATGGTTGTTTACAAGCCTATATTGAAAAATATGAAAATATATAAAGAATTAAAATTTTATAGAGTTGATTAAATTTTGTACTATGGTGCGGAAACTGGAGAAAGACTAAAGAAACTTGTCAAAAAATTGATGTAATCACAAAACAACATCCAATTATAAATTTTTTTGCCATGATATTGCACTAAGGAGAAAAAATGGTAAAAGAAGATTTTACAGAAGAAGAATATACATTATTAAAAATAATGTTTACTAATATGGAAAATACAATTAAAATAGCAAATAATTCCAATACATACTTTGAATTAGATGCCAATGCTTTATTTAGTTTAGCAGAAAAACTTGATATTATTAATTTATATTGTAATTGGTAATTATGTATAAATATGATAAAAACACATTAAAAGAAAATTTAACAATAGAAGAAGTATTTGATCTTGTAAGTGAATTAGGTGGCGAGCCTATTATGGGAAATGGATTATTTACCGCCCGAACAATTTGCCATGGTGGTGATAGCCATAAATTATATTATTATGAAAATACTAGATTATTTCATTGTTATACAGGATGCGGCGATGCTTCATTCGATATATATGACTTAGTATTAAGAGTTAATAAGACTGCTGGTATTCAAGACTTTTCTTTACCTCGTGCTATCGCATTTGTAGCTCGATATTTTGGATATACAGCAGAAACATTTAATTTTGAAGATAATCAAGAAGTAAGTGAAGATTGGCAAATTATTAATAACTTTAAAAGAAATAAAGAAAAAAATCAACCGCAAATTGTAGAATTAAAAACTTATGATAATAAAGTATTAAGATATTTACCTCATCCGCACATCATACCTTGGGAAAAAGAGGATATTTCCTTTGATATTATGGAATCAAGAGGTATATGTTATGATCCTATGAACGAAGGAATTGTTATTCCTCATTATGATATAGATGGAAATTTAATTGGAATTAGAGAAAGAACTTTAATTAAAGAAAATGAGGTATATGGTAAATATCGTCCAGCTTGTATAAGTGGAAAATTGTATAATCATCCTCTTGGTTTTAATTTATATAATTTAAACAATAGTAAAAAAGCAATTTCTACATTTCAAAAAGCTATTGTTTTTGAAGGAGAAAAAAGTTGCCTTAAATATGCGTCATATTTTGGACAAGAATCAGATATAAGTGTAGCATGTTGCGGCAGTAACTTAATTAATTATCAAGTTAAATTACTTTTATCTCTTGGAGTAAAAGAAATTATTATTGCACTTGATAAACAGTTTCAAAAAATTGGTGATAATGAATGGCAAAAATGGGTTATTAAATTAAAAACTTTATATAATAAGTATGGTAATTATGTAAATATTAGTTATATGTTTGATAAAGATAATTTACTTGGGTATAAAGATTCGCCAATAGATTGTGGAAAGGATACCTTTTTAGAATTATTTAAAAGGAGAATTATAATAGAGTAAAGGAAGAGTTAACTTGACAGCCCTTCCTTTTTTTGTTATAATATAAATAGAAAATTTTATAATAAAAGGAGATAAATATTAATTATGAATATTATTAACATTGATTTAAGAACAATGCAAACAAAAATTGAAGAATATATAAAAAATAATGAGCAAATTATGATAAAAAAAGGTTCTATTTCAACTAAATATCCTACTCCAGTTTTATTAATGAGTTAGGATACTTTTAAACTTATAAAAAATTATAATAGTCTTTTGTTAATTGAAAAAGAATCTTTTACATCTATTTATGGATGTTACATTTGTATCGCAAATTGGCTTCCATTTGGAAAGGTTGACATAAGATGAAATATGAATTAATTAATAAACCAAATAAAAATTTTTCAGCAATTCAACAAATTTTATATAATAGAGGAATTGCGGAAGATGAAATTTTACATTATATAAATTTATCTGATTAGGATATTAATTCTCCATTGTCTTTAGGAGAAACAAATCTTAAAAACGGTTTAATGGCTATTATTAACACTATAAGACAGGATGCCGATGCTTTAATAATTATAGATTGTGATTGTGATGGTTATACCTCCGCAGCACTTCTTATTAATTATTTATATAAATTATTTCCTTCTTGGGTTGTTAATCATTTAAAATGGTATATGCATGACAGTAAACAACATGGATTAAGTGATTGTATTAATTTTGTTTTAGCTTGTAATCCAATACTCGTAATTTGCCCAGATTCAAGTAGTAATGACTATGATTATCATAAAATATTAATGAATAGAAATATTCGAGTATTAATTTTAGATCATCATTTAGCAGATCATATTAGTGAAAATGCTATTATTATTAATAATCAATTATCAGATTATCCTAATAAAGAGTTATCTGGTGTTGGAGTTGTATGGCAATTTTGTAGATATATAGATTCAATATTAAAAGTTAATTATGCCAATGAATTTTTAGATCTTGTAGCTCTTGGATTAGATGCAGATATGATGTCTTTACATTCTTTTGAAACTCGTTATCTTATTACAAAAGGATTTAAAAAATAGAATATTAAAAATCCTTTTATTGATTATATGCTTGATAAAAACTCTTTTCCATTATCAAAAGCAGATTATGTATCGTCTGATTCCAGTATGAGTTGCACATCTATCGGCGCCGCATTTTTTATTGTTCCTTTTGTTAATGCCATTACTCGAAGTGGAACTTTAGAAGAAAAGCATTTATTATTTAATTCAATGTTAAATCATAGAGCATTTGAAGAAGTTCTTTCAAACAAACGAGGACATAAATTAGGAGAAAAAGAAAAATTAATTTTACAAGCAATTAGAACAGTTACAAATGTTAAAAATAGACAGACAAGAGCAGAAGAAACAGGTTTGGCTATGCTAGAAAAAATGATTGAGACTAATCATATGCTTGATCATAAAATTCTTTTATTTTTATTAGAACCAGATCAAATTGATCCTGAAATTCGTGGTTTAATTGCAAATAAATTCATGGCAAAATATCAAAGACCATGTTGTTTGTTGACACGAACCAATAGAAATGGAAAAGAGACTTATGAAGGTTCAATGAGAGGATATACAAAAACTGGTGTTAATAGTTTTAAAGAGGTGCTTGAACAATGTCCTGGTATTATTTATGTAGAGGGTTAATATCATGGCCCTTAAATACCTTTTCCGCCTCATCAGCGGGGTAAATTAAATAAAATGTCCTATTTTGGTTATTTTTATATAATTTGCTAACGAGAAAAGTTAAATATAATAGAAAGAAAAATTCTATTATACATGCTAACCTCGTGGGAAAATAATAGTTATTTTTCTTTTTAATATTTTTTATTAAAAAGGAGAAAATTATATGGAAAAATATATTTATAAAATTACTAATAAAATTAATGGGTTAAGTTACATAGGACAAGCTAAAGATTATAAAAAACGTTTTGCAGATCATCGTGCAATGATGTATGGAAGATAGCCAAATAAAAAATTGTATAAAGCTTTTTAGCAATTTGGAATTAATAATTTTATTTTTGAAGTTATTGATTATGGCAGCAATTATAATGAGCTTGAAAAGAAATGGATAAAATACTATAATTCATATTAGAATGGATACAATCAGACCTTAGGAGGAGAAGAGCCCCCTGTCCATTATGGAGAAGAAAATCATTCTTGTACACATTCAGATGATGAAGTAAAAATGGTTCAGAATTTATTAATAAATACAACTTTATCAAGTAAAGAAATTGAAAAAATAACTGGATATGATGATACAGCTATAATACGAATTAATAAAGGTGAATTAAGAAAAGATCAAAATCTTTCTTACCCTCTCCGTAAAGAATTAACCCAAAATTTTAAAAAACGACGAGCTTTAGATATTATTTATGATTTACAAAATACCTCTTTAACACAAAAAGAAATTGGTAATAAATATGGTGTAGGAAGAACAACTGTTACAGCAATTAACAGAGGTCAAAATCATAAAATTGAAGGAATTGAATATCCAATTAGAAAATAACTATTATAAACCTGTAGAGACTATTCCGGGTTAGACTGGAAGTACCGGTACTATTGATACGTACTCTGGTTTTAGGAAACGAAGCCAGTTAAATGGGGAAACGGGATTCTTATATTTTTAATATAAGTAAAAAATAGTCCGATCCTACTGGAAACAGTAGAAAAATTGCATGATAATGCAGCCGGCGTTGGTGTCGAGGCAAACCATATCGAAGATTTTCTTTATCAGATTGATCAACTTTTAAAGAACGTTTCTGTTGAGCCCATTTATAGAGTAGATTATGATTTTAAAGAAATTGATAATAATAATCAACGTATTTTAGAAATTGCAGATATGAATGATTACTGGGGTCAAGATATTGATAGAGCATATGTAAATATTAATTTTAAAATTACAAGTTCTAATTTTCAGATTATGAAAAGTAATACTTTAAAATTTAATCTTCCAAATGGATTATCTATTATTAAATTTAATGGAACTAATTAGGAAATTGAAAAATTTACCACTACAGGATATTTAGAAGTTAATGCTATTTGTAAATGTAATAAGAACTAGTGGAATAATCAAGTTTATCCTCAACTTATTATGTAGGATTTTGAAATTATAGATTCATCTAAATATTTCTTTTAATGGCTTGGCGTGCAGACAGTCGTCCACAGGAAACAAAAAATGCATTTGGACTTTTTCCAATTGCATTTTTTTTCTTGATTTTTTTCTTAAAATTTGATATAATATATATAGAAAATAATAGAGAGGTACACTATAATGAAAATAGATATGATGTCAGATGGAATTATAAAATTTGATACAGCAGATGAAAAGAAATTAAAGGGTTATCAGTATGATTCTTTAGTATATAGATATATTAGAGCTAGAGAACAAATGGCAGAATATGAATATATCAAAGATTCTCATCACCAATATGATAAAGCACATTATAGATCACAAGCAAATAGAGATATTATGAGATTTTGTGAAATTTTAAATGAAGTGATGGGAGAACATGAATAATAATCAAAATTTTGAATCATTAGATATAATTACTATCATGGGTTTTATTGCCCAAATGTAGAATATAGAAAAAGATAACAAAGAAAAAGAATATATTCATCAAGTTATCCATGCTATATCTGATGAAATATAGAAATTACATAAAGAAAATAATAGAATTGAATATAAACTTAATAAAATATTAGAAATATTAAGTAAAGGAATATAGTAATGATATTAACTAAAAAACAAGAGGAAGGATTAAAAACAGCTGTGGCACGGCATCGAGCTGGAGAAAAATATACCGTAATAGCGGGTTATGCTGGTACAGGGAAGTCAACACTTGTGAGATATATTATTGACGCCCTTAATATTGAAGAAGATAGAGTATGTCATTGTGCTTTTACAGGTAAAGCCGCAGAAGTGTTAAAGAAAAAAGGAAATAAAAATGTAGCAACCCTTCATCGGCTATTGTATGAACATATACCGCGGCCGGCCGGTGGTTTCTTTAGAAAACCAAAACCATTTATTGATTATGATGTAATTGTAGTTGATGAAGTTTCTATGGCTCCTAAATCTTTAATGGAATTGCTGTTTAAACATCAAGTATATGTTATTTGTTTGGGAGATCCTTTTCAGTTGCCACCAATTGATAAAGATGAAGATAATCATTTATTAGATAATCCTCACATTTTTCTTGATGAAATTATGAGACAGGAAGAAGATTCTGAAATTATTCAACTTACCATGAAAATTAGAAATCAAGAGCCGATTGATTATTTTAATGGTAATGAAGTAAAAATTATTCCTTACTCAGATTTAAACACTGGGGTATTACAATGGGGAGATCAAATCTTAACTGCAACAAATGCAAAACGTCAAGCTATTAATAATCAAATGCGCGCACTACAAGGTAGGACAGGAGAGCCTGTTGATGGAGATAAAATTATATGTCTCCGCAATTATTGGGAAGACTTAAGTTTAAATGGTGATGCTTTAATTAATGGAACTATTGGTATTCTTCAAAATAGTTTTCAAACTTGGAGAGAAATTCCCAGATTTGTGCAAAGTGATATAAGAAAATTTGATGTTTTAGTTGGTGATTTAGTTGTACCAGAAATCAATGATGTTTATCAAATGACAGAAATAGATCGCCAAATGATTATCACTGGAGAAAAATGTTGCGATTGGCGGCTGTCTTATAAATTAGGTAAATTACGTCCTACATATGGAGAAATTGTTCCTAAAGAGTTTGCATATGCCTATGCTATTACAACACATAAAAGCCAGGGTAGTGAGTGGCCGAGGGTCGTTGTACTAGAAGAAAAATTTCCTTTTGATAAAGTAGAACATGCTCGATGGTTATATACTGCATGCACAAGAGCTAGTGAAAGGTTAGTTTTAGTGAGGTAATAATATGAATGATATAATTATTTTTATTAATAAAATGAAAACTGTTTTTAATCTTCTTCCAGATGAAGAAATAGACATTTATAATGATATTTATAATGAATCAACAGAAGATTTTATTGCATGGATAAATAAAAAATATGAAGAATATTCAAATATTATAAATAAATTAAATGAGGTTCCAAATTAAGATGAAAATATATACATCTTATTTTTATCAAATCCGTAATTTTAAACAAAATATGGTGCCAATTTCAACTTGTCTATCAGATCCTGAATGGTTTAAACCACCAGCAGGAAAAGAATATTACATAGATAAAAGAGGAATAATATGCGGCCTCCGCTATGAACCTCTTATCGTCCAGCCTCAAGGAACACATTATTGCCCCTGCGAAGAAAAAGAAATGTTAAAAGGTAGCTGTTGCACAATGCAAGAATATAAACAATTACTTGAAACTGTTGATTTTAATAAAATGATAAAAGCATTTGAATATTGTTTAAATAAATTTCATAAAGATACTATTGTTTTAATAGTTTATGAAGCACCAAATAATCCATGTAGTGAAAGAAAATATTTACAAGAATATTTTTGTTCACATGGTATAATTTGTAAAGAATTAAATTATCCAATTTAAATAAAATTTGACAAAGAAAAAAATTTTTTGTATAATATAATTGTAAGAAATAAATATACAGAAAGAGAGGTACGGTCCAATGGGCTAAAAAATTTGTAACTCGTTAATGCTTATAAATTATAATATGGAGGGTACTCCGATGGACAATGTAGCTTAAATATTTATTTTTTATATAGTCAAGTGGGGAAGTCCCCCACTTGACTTTTTTATTTTATTATGTTATAATATAAATATGTAATATATATGGAAGAGGTATAATAATGAAAAGATTTGAACCTCACTCTCATTCGGAGTTCTCAAATATAAGATTATTAGATTGCATTAATAAAATTCCAGCACTCATTGATAGAGCAATCGAAATTGGTCTTAGTGGAATAACATTAACGGATCATGAATGCCTTAGTGGAGCGCCGCAAGCAAATTTCTATGCTCAAGATATTTTAAAAGAGCATCCAGATTTTAAAGTTGCACTTGGCAATGAAATATATTTAACTCCTAATAGAGAAATGGGACAAAAATATTATCATTTTATTTTAATTGCAAAAAATAAAACTGGTTTTAGAGCATTAAGAGAATTATCTTCAAGAGCCTGGATGAATAGTTATTGGGATCGAGGTCTTGAAAGAGTTCCCACAACTTATAACGAACTTGAAGAAATTGTTAATAAATATCCAGGAACTTTAATTGCAACAACTGCTTGTATTGGCGGGCAGGTATCTTCTCAAGTTTTAAATCTTATTAAAGCTGAAAAACATAATGATGCAATAGGAACCACCGAAGCGCATAATAATATTGTTAAT